GTTAAGTATTAAACAAAAAAAAAAGAGGCAAAATGCCTCCTTCTTTTCTTACTGTTTAAGGATTATTAAAAGTCGCTTCCTGATGTTACAGTTACTGTTGATGTTAATCCAGCGAATGGATCTGCATCAGTTGCACCTTCTAGGAAGTTAGCAGGAGTTTTTTCTTGACCTGTAAAAGTCAATGTATATCCTGAAAGGTCTCCCATTGCTGCTCCTGTAACAATTGTTCCTCCTGAAACATCTGCACCATTTAAAGCTCCCATTAAAAATGCGTTGCCATTATAGTCTTGTACAACTACGTGTGGTCTACCATAGGCTAATAATTTTAATTCTTTGTTATCTGCTATTGATAGTTTTTTTAATGTAAGGTTTAATGTTTGCTCATAGAAAACTGTACCGTTCTCTCTTGAAGCATTTACTGTTTGTTCGAATGAAGAATTACCTTTTAGTTCGTATTTGTATGCTGTTACAGCACCTAAATCTTCAACTAAATCTGTATTAGTAGAATCATAAGCAATAGTTATATCACCGAAATCAATGAAATATACATTCTTAATACCACCTACTACATCTTTACAAGGTTCAATTCTTCCTTTAGTTAAATCACAAGCCATATTTATTAAATTTTAAAAAAAAAGGGTGGTAGAATACACCACCTACCCTTCTTTATTTGTTATACAATTTTTACTTACGCAGTTGCGTATAATACTATATCGCCACCGATAGCATGCTGAATACCAGCAGTAAATCTCATAACGATTCTTACGTTTTGAGAACCATCTAAATCAGCCATATCTAATACTTTTACTTCGTTGTGGTCAGATAATAAACCTGTACCAAAGAATAAGTTAGATTTTTCAGCTGCTACAGCTTGGTTACTTGCTAAACCTTGTGCAAGAACAACTGAAATACCATCAAACTGAAGACCAGAACCCATATTGTACCATTGTGTACCTTGGTTGTTAGTACCTGCAGCACCTAATCCAGCAGAACCAAATCCACCTAATGCTCTTACGTAGTTTCTGTACATGTTAGAAGGTAAATAGATAGTCATATCTTCTGCACCGTATACTGCGTTTGGAATTGCATCAGCAATTTTACCTAATTCTTCTATAATGTTTCCAGCTGTACTTGCAGTACCTGTTACATCATTTACATCACCATCTGCTGTTAATGTAGTTACGAAACCGTCGAACTCTCCGTCGGTTGCGTTAGTTCCAGCCCAGATGTTTTGCTCCATTTTTTCAGCAACTTTAGCTGATACGTGTCCGATTAAGAAATCAGAGAATGATGGAGGTAATTCTTGGTTGATTGCTGAATATCCCATTTGAACTGCTTCCCAGTCTTGAACGTAGTCTTTTTTACAAAGCTCTAAATTCACTTGGAATTCTTCTGGTTGTAATATTCTTTCTGTTAAAGTTAAAACGTCTGCCTGACCAGAAAAGTCACATGCACCGTTTTTAACAATACTTGTAGAAGCAACTTTTTTCATTACTTCTTTGTATTTCACATTAGGCTTAATTGTAATTAAGTTTTGTGATAGTGTATTTCCGCTTAATAAAGCAGCCGAGACGTACTTACCGGCAAATTCACCGGAATATGTGCTCGTAATTGGGGTTACTGTACTATTTGCCATTTTTATTAATATTAATTAAAATTTGAGATTGTTTGCATTACTCTATCTAAAGTTCCTAAAGGTCTTTTTTGAGCATAAAGATTCATTTCTGTTTTTTCTTTAGACTCTGGATTGTGTTTAACCTTTTCTACTTGAGATAAATTTTCTTTTGATTCTTTAGAAGACATTTCTTCTTCTTTTTTACCATAACCAAGTTCTTCGATCATAGTAACAATGTCTTCAATAGCTTTTTTTACTTCAGCTAATTCTTCTTTAGTTACATATTCTGCTGCTGCTTCCACTTCTTCAGTTTCTTCAGTTTCAGCTGCTCCTATAGAAGCAATTATACCTTCTTCTTCTACAACTAATTCTGTAGAATCTTCAAGTGTATAAGTCCCAACTGGTAGTGCAACTCTTTCGTCTTCAGTAACGATAAAAATTTCATTACCAGCTTCGAAAGCTTCTGCCTCTACAGTTGTACCATTTTCAAGCTGCATAGTTGCAAGCTCTACTTTTTCTTCTACTGACTCTTCAGATAAAGTTTCTTCTGTAGCTTCTGTAGTATCTGTAGTTTCTTCAGTTAATTCTACTTGAGTATCCTCTGTAGATTCAACTGTTTCTTCTACTACTTCTTCAGAAAGTACAACTTCCTCTTTAGCTTCCATGCCAAGTAGGTCTTTTACTTGTTTTAACATTTCTGTTGCTTTCATAGTATTACAATTAAATTAATTTCTGTTTGTTATATTTTTATGCTTTTTTCTGAATTATAAACCATTCTGTTCCATCACACCAAATAGATAAACCTTCATAAGTTTTGTTTATTTCATAGTAGTTTGTGCTACCATCTAAAGTTTGACCTGAAGCAGGAGTTAAACGCACTCTTGTATTTGTATTAAAACCTCCATTGGAAACAAACCTTATAACTCTACTTAAACTTTCAGTAGTTGTTGCATCTGGCAGGTTTAAAACCATATTACCAGAACCTCCTGACCAAGTTAATTTAATAAGCCTTGTATTATCATAACTTGAATCATTTAAATCAACTGTTTGACCATCTGAAACTGTTAAATTTGTAGCGTGATAATAATCTATAATATTACTGTATGTAGTATATTTAGTTTCACCGCTTTGTACTATTGGAAATTTTTCTGTCCCTTGTAATGCGGTAGCTGCGTTTAATTGTGATATTTTTTTGTCTGCCATTTTATCTAAATTATAATTCTATTTTACTATTATCTTCTTGTAATATAAAGTCCCCATTTTCTTGTAACAAAAATCCTATTGGTCCTGTAATACTTCCTATACCTTGTGCGAAATAATCTTCTGAATCGCAACAAGACCTAGAATATGTACCATCTCTACATAAACAAGCTCTTTTATTTGAGCTAGGAACATTATAATGTCTTTTATATCGCATCTAAACTTCTTAATTTACTCTCTGCCCATGACTTTGCTGATTTACCACCCCATAATAAATAAGATATATATCCGCAAGCCTCTGTATCTCCTGTTTTGTAATACTCTTCTGCTCTTGATAGATAACTATACATTCTTTTTATAGTTTCTACACTTACTTTTTCTTTTCTTGCTAATTGTTGAGCTCTTACTTTACCTACTTGAGTAGCACATCTATTGTTTACTTTTTTATTTAGCTCTATTCCTCTTTTAGCATTATTAGCTACTGAATCTGGATAATCATTATATGTTTCTAGTTCTGTTCTTTTACCATATTTATATCTTTTATCTTGCTTTATGATTGCTCTAACTGCACTTAATAGTTCTTTTGCTTCTTCTTCTTCTATTTTTTGAATTTCTTCATCCTTACATATACATTCTGCTAATTTTTTATCACATCCACAATCTGAAAGCTTATTTGGCTCATTAGGTCTTTCTAATTTGTCTGCAAAATAGCCTTCTATTGAAAAACCTTTAACTTTTCCTGTTTTTATGTAGTTTTCCCATACATCATCATTTTCTACCTTCATCGAAACCATCCAAGTACCTATTGGCACTTCCATATCATATAATCTAGTCTTATCTTGCTCTCCTTCTACTATCCAGCTTTCTACAACTGTAAGTCCATTTAAAGGAAGTTCATGTTCAAGAGTAGACCTATGTTGTTTTGCTCTTTTTAAGAATAATTCACTTGCTTTCCTTACTGTATTTCTTGAAAAGTATATATAATACTCTTTTTCACCACTTTTTCTGTAAATAGGTTTATTAGGAATAAGAGCTGGACCTAATAATAATTTTTTCTCTTTATCTAGTTCAGCAAGTTTAAATTCTTGGTTTTTTAAAAAGACAAAATCTTCTTGGATTGCTGGATTTTCTACAATACTAATCGCATCAATTCCTGAAACGTTATCTTCTTCGTCTATAAATAATTCTATGATGTCCATATTATAACAATAGTGTTTTTATTATTTTGTTTTAATTCCCTATCACTGCTTGATTAGCAGTTTTTCTATCTAATGCTTGTTGACTACTAACATCTGTGCTAACTACATATGCTCTTATTGGTTTTTGTTGTGCTCCTGCTATAGTTTGTGCTAATTGACTTTCTGCTGTTGCTCCTACTACATTAAATGCTGGTGGAGTACTTGCAGCTATTGCTGGTGTTGCTGGTCCTGCTGCTCCGCCTTTTGCAAAACTTGGAGGTGCTGGTTCTTTAGTTGATGTTATTTTTCTAACATTAGCAAAACCTGCTGCAATAACTGATGCTGCACCAATAAACCCAAATATTCCACCTTGTCCTAATGCTTTGTTTGCACCTGCATAAGTGTCTATTATAGCTTGTGTTATTGCAATAGCTTTTCCAAATTTACTATTTTCTCCTACTAAACTAGCTAATGAACCTAATGCTCCAGTCACTGCTGCTACTTTAGCGTCTGCAATTTCTTTATCTAATTTTTGTTGAGTAACAGCACTTTCTGCATTAAATCTATTTAATTCATTAGTTGCGTCAATAAAGGCTTGTGTTCCTTCTTTATAACTTGCTTTTTTATCTTCTAAAACCTGTCTAGTTAATTCTTGTTCTTGTAACGCTATTTCTTTTTGTTTTTCAAGTCTTACAACTTCATTGTCTATTAACTCTGCTTGTCCTTGTGCTAAAATGTTCTGTGCTTCTAATTCACCTTGTGCAGTTGATTGTTGCAGTTCGAGTCTTTCTTTATCTAAAGCCAAATCATTAGCTTTTTGCTCTGATCTAAATCCTTCTATTTGTGCTAATATCGCTTCTCTTTCTCCCTGTGCTTCTAATAACGCTACTTGATTTTCTATTGTATCGTTTATATTAACTTGTGCTTGAGCCGCTGCAATAGCTATATCATTATTAGCTAACATTAATCTCGCTTGCTCTTCTAATACTTCACCTAATTCATTATTTGCTATTATTCGTTCATCAATAGTATTTCTCTCTTCGTCTCTTATTTGTCTTAATTGTTCTGCTTCTCTATCTTTTTGTTCTTTTATAATATTATTTTGAGCAATACTTAATTGTCTAGCATTATTTAAATTAGTTATAGATTTAGATTCTTCAATTAATTCACTTACATAATTAGATACAGATTTAGTTAAGTCATCTATTATTACTTTTCCACCTTCTTGTGCTTTGTTAAATTCTATTTGTGCTAATGTTACATCAGCTACTGCACCAGCAAAATCTAAACTTAATACTTTTAATGCTGCTCTACCCAAATAACCTAATGCTTCTACACTGTCTATTATAGGTTGTTTAATAGAATCTATTATTGCTGTTCCAAAACTTTTAATGTTTTCTATACCTGATGTTAAGAATTTAAATAAATCGTTAAAAGCTATTTTTAATCCTGTAGTTGCTGTTGAAAGTGTGTCTACTACTATTTGATTAGATTTAAAAGTATCAGTCAATATGTTTAATACTTCATTAAAAGCTTTTACAACAAAAGTTCCTTTAAGAATATTAGTTAAGCTAAATAATGATTTACCTGCTGCTTTTGCTCCATCTTGAATTCCTTTAAGACCTATACCTACTTTTTGCAAGTTTTTTTCAGCACCTTCTTTTTTTACGTTTATTTCAATATTTATTTCTTGTGGCATTATTTGTTCTTTTTAAATTGTTCGTATGCTTCTTTTATTGTTTCTGGCATTTTATTCTTGCCAAGAGCTATATCTATATACTCTCCTGTTATGTTTTCTTCTTTTACAAGCCTTAATAATTCTAATACGTTTCCTAACATGTCGCTTCTAATACTTTCTTATAATAATAATAGTTACAATGGTTTTTTGTTATATCCAGATTTGGTGGTGGAGACTCTAAAACATAATTAGATTTAACAAAATATCCTTTATGTCTTCCTGTTACTCCTGCATTATGCAAAATTGACCTATTCTCTAATGTGTCTATAGGATCTGTTGCCCAAGCAAAATCTAAATGCTCTGAAATCTCTGTTTTATATCCTTTTTTCCAAAACTGCCATAAAGTAGCCCACATTTCAGCTGTCCACGCTTGAATAGGATAGCTTCCTTCGTATTTATCCTTGTGAATGTTGTTGTAGTCTCTCATTGCTCTATAAAGTGCGTTAGAAGTCACGTAAACGTCTCTCCAGAATTTACCATCTGTACCTGTAAAGACAAATTGAGCTCCTCCTGCTTCCAGATCTCTAGCTTCTAATATTATTTTATCTATTTTTGCTGCTTCGCACATAATATCTAAAATCTCTTCTCCTTTTGTTCTTATATAATTGATTCCTATATAACTTCTTGTGTCTGACATAAAAACTGTGTTTTTTGGGAAGTTAGGTATAGGTTTTAATAAAATTGTATCTGCATCTGCATAATAATACTGCTCTCCTTGTGTGCATTTGCAACTTCCAAAGTACTGGCTCATTAAATATGGTTTTATAGCAGGTTTATATGCTTCGCTTGTTGCTTTGTATCTAAAGAAATTTACAGTAGGATATTTTTTCTCTAATCTTACAAATCTATATTCTCCTAAATCACCAAGTAAAATAATTATGTCAGATGGATCTACACCTAATTCAATGTATGAATGAATCATGGTATTTATTTGCCATTCATAATATTTTGTCTCTGGTTGTGCTGATATATATTTCATATTATGGACATGCTGGACAACTTATTGGTCCTGATAATGTAGAACCGTTCCAGTCGTAATAATTAACAAAATCTTGTGTGTAATAAGTTTTAAATCCGTTTAATGAGCTACAAGTATCATTGCTATAAACTGCAGTTGCTGTAGATAAACTTGTTGTGTCTAAATAAACAGTTGCAGCTGTTACTTCTTCACAACATACTTGTTGAGGTGTTCCTGATAATGAACCTCCAAATGGATCTTCATAAGCTGCACGATATAATGATACTGCATGACAAGCTTCTGTTGTAGTTGTAGTAGTCGTTGTGGTAGTAGTACAAGAACCTGTAATTTGTCCTAATGTTTCAAGAACTTCTTGTGTCACCCTAACAGTTCCTTGTATATCATAACAATTACTACCATCAGTAGATATAGAAACATTTATATCTCCAACTTGGAACCCTGCATCTAGTTGAACATAAGTTGCAAAACCATCACTTTGTCTTTCTACTACAAATGCATTATCTGGCAATTGAGTTGTGGTTGTTGTAGTGGTAGTTGTTGTTGTTGTTCCAGTACAAGCTGTACAATCATTATAACCTATATAATCATACGTTAATGTATTTCCTACACAAGTTCTAGATAATACCCAATTATCGTCTTGATTACCAGAAACTGGCTCTGGATCTCCATAACACACTCCTGTTAATCTATCTTGTACAACTGCTGGGAATCCTGCTGTTGAATTATTCCCTAAAGTTATAAATGAATCACCTCCACATTCTCTATATTCTCTCCAGACAGTTAATGTTGGTTTAGTTGGTTCTGTACAAGCTGGTGGAGTTGGTGGAACTGGACAAGTTCCTGATACACTCCAAACTTCCTCTGCTGGATCATAATATCTATATATGCTTCCATTTGTATAATAACCTGTTGCAGAATAGTTAGATGTATTTATTAAACTTGGTGAATCATACATATATTGACTTGTAGTCGCTGTTGCAAAATCTGCATTATCATCAAAGTAATAGAAACCTTGAACACCAAATGAAGTATTACAATAATCACTTAATGGACTCCACCCTTGTCCTAAAAAAATCAGACTTTGTGCGTCTATACAATTAGTACAAACTCCAAAACTACTTCCGTTCCAATATCTTCTTACAGTGTTGTCATTATTTAATGAATAAAAACCTGCTGGTGCTGCTACCGTACAATCTGCATAAGTATATAAATTAGTTAAATTACAGAAATTACTCTGTGTTTGATTTAAGCTTGCGCCATTACCGTAATAGAATCCAATAGTAGATGCTGATTCACAAACACTAGATGAAGTTGAATATCTTAATGAAAATATAGATTTATCTACTAAACAAGGATCTGTTGTTACTGGATCTGTACAAGCTGTACATCCTGTTCCCTCTGCATCACCTACTGTAATACCATTGTTACTACCCCATGTGCTTTCAAATGTTGTAGATGAAGTATAGTAACAGTTGTTGTTTATAGTTACATAACTTGCATTAGCACTGCTTCCTGTAGTAAATGTGTCTCTTGATCTTATATATATAGTTTGTCCTGAAACACTTGTACTTGGACATCCTGTTGCTACATAATAATTGTAAACTATTAATTGTATTTCTGCTGCTGGGAAAATACTATCTATTGTTGAATTAACAGTAAAAGTTCCTCCTACATTATTTGCATTTAATGGTGTACCTACCCATTCATAGCCAGAATTAAGTGTTATTGTAGTAGAAAAGTTAAATACAGTTCCGCTATTTTGTGTTTTTTGTGCACCATCTAAATCCCCTCCTAAAGTATACCCTAATGAAGCTGGTGAATATCCTGTGCCTACAATATTACTTGTATCTACGTTTAAAGTCACAGTAACAAGTGATTGTGTTACAAAAGTAACATCATGAACATCTTGTGCTGTAGTAGTTCCGTCACTTGCTGTTACTCTATATGTGTATGTTGCTGGTGTAGATTCATTAACGTCTACATATGTAGCTGTTGCTCCTGATATATCTGTAAATGTAGCACCACCATTAGTAGATCTTGCCCATTGATAGCTTGTTGGTGTAAATCCTGACGCTACTGTAGTTAATCTAGCATTTGTATTTATAGTTTGTTGAGTAGGTCCAGATATTGTTATAAAATCTGTTGTTGTTTGAACTGCACCTGATAAAGTTGTGTTTACAGTTAAATTTGATGTTCCTACAACTCCAGTTGCGTTTTGTATTGTTGGACCTGAAGTAAATTCATAACCAGCGTTTGGGTTTACTAAAGTATTAAACGAATAAGTTTGTCCTTGTTGTAATTCTACAAAATCACCACTTTGATCTCCTGTTATACTATATCCTGCTGTTGGTCCAGTTATATTATTAACTATATTTAATGTTATTTTATATGTTTTTGGTGTCCAAAGAACAACATGTGTATCTACAAACTCTGCACTATCATCACTATCTGTAGCTGTACATGTATAAGTTACGTTTCCTGTGTCTGCATTAGTAATTGTTACACTAGATGTTGTTTCTCCTGCTGCTTCACCTCCTGCCCATAAGTAACTAGCTGTTCCAATAAAGTTGCTTGCTGTTGCAACTAAAGTTATATCATTTGTTTGTTGAGCTGTTATTGGACCTGTAATAACTAATCTTCTTCCTGCATCACAAGTTTTATCAGCAGTTGGTGTTAAACCATCTACAGTACAGAAAGTAGAATCTGCTGTACATTCTTGACAAATTTCACTTGGATCTACTGTAGTAGTTGGATCAATAGGATCAGAACCACCAATAGAAACAGTCACACCATTTATTAATTCTAATTTACTTCTTCCTGTATTAAAATCAGTTTCTATTTCATTAATAGTATAGTTTTTGTCTGTTATTGCTATTAAATCTGAAAGATTAAACTCCTGAAGTATTCTAATAGGCAAATATGCGTAAACTGTAGTTAATCTTCTGTTATTTTGAAATACTTGTGAAATATAATTTTGATAATAAACCTTAAATAAAGTATCTTCAAATTGATTAGTTAAAGTATACTCGTTTATCTCGTTTCTAAAATTTATGTTTGCTTCGCTAATAGTATTATCAAATCTCATACTATTACTTGGCATGAAATAAGTATTAATATCATCATAATTAACTCCTTCTACATCTGGACTTCCAGAATTTTCTGTAATTAAGAATCTTATTTCTGTTTGTGTTCCTTCTGGTTTTTTTGCATAAAATAATAAAGGTCTACCAAAATAAGGTGAGTTATTATCATCTACAAACCATCCTACTTGTGGATCTGCATTACCATCTCCTGTAAGTTTTTCATATTTCATGTGCTCAAAAGGGAGCTCTACTACATATGTCTCTGGGTTAGCATCAAAATAATCATCTCCTCTATATTGTTCTGTTCCCCAGCTTATATTAGATAATTGTTCATGTTGCTTTGCTAATTTTGTTTCAAGTCCTTCATATTTAAACTCTACTTCTTTATAAGGCAATGCTACATCAACGGTAGATTGTGTTGTGTCTACATATTTTGTAATATCCCAAACTGTATCAGAATCATCATAATATTCATCTAATGTTTTAACTACAATAACTCCATTGTCTGTGTAAGCAGTTAAATTAAACATCTTAAATAATCCAGTTAAAAAGTCTATTACTTTCATCTCTGGTATTTGCTCTGATATTATAAATGTTCTTGTATTATCAAATGTATATGTGCTTTGTAGTGCATATTCTCCTTGTGCATCTGGAATATAAATTATATCTATATCCCATTTTGTGCCTGTAGTTAAATCAAAACTTGATGTACCTGATTTTATAAATACTGTATATTCACCATTATCTAAATAACCACTTAACGTTATAGATGAACTATTTGTAATTGCTCTTTGATTGTATTCAAATCCATCTTTCTTAATAATTACTGTTCCTGTAATATTTGTTGAAGCAACAATAGTTAATGAATATTGAACAAGACCTCCAGCTCCATCTACTATTAATCTATCGGATTCACTTCTAATAATAGGTAATTCTTGATATCTATCAATAAGAAATCCTGTTACTTGTTTACTTACAGTAGTGTCATCAAATGCTTTTCCTTTTTTTCTATGAAGCCACAAATAAAGATCATAATATGGATTATTAGTGTTGTTAAAGAAATCATTACTAAACGTTAAACCATATTTATCCTCTATTGCTTTAATAATAGCATCTATCTTTATTCCATATTTAAGCTCTTCCCAATATACACCTTGATGTGAAGTTCCACTTGGGTATAAATTACCACCATTAGCATCTGGATAATCTGCTGTATCAGAAGTATCATAATATAGTCTTGTAGTGTGTGATATTAATGGTGCTACAATACCTATAGGATACACTATGTCTGTTGCTCTATCTGGATGAGAATATGTTACACTTGTTCCAACTCCTTGTAATCTGTTTTTTACTGTTGTTGCATTATAAGTAGTATCAAAATCTGTTAAGTCTAATGAACTTAAATCATCATCGCCTAGTAAATCTTTTAAATCAATTGTATTACCAAAGAATGTTATTCTATAGCTTGTTGGTTCTCCATCTACTAAATCAACTCCATTTAGTTTTGCTTTACCTGTTTTAAATGGTCTTGTGTTTAGTTCTAATGTTGCATCTTTTTTTAATCTTGCATCAAACCCATCTACAATAGAATAATTATAATAATGCTGAAATATTTTGTTGTTTGTTTTAGATGCTGGAATATTAAAGGTTCTTGTAAAGTCTACAAATATTTTAGATATATCTTTAACATTCTGAATTGACTGAACAACATTAATAGATTCATCTTCAAACAAATCTACTCTTGTTCCTTCAATATATAATTGCAGCACTGCTTTCATTACCTTACTCTATCTATGTGATCGTGAGCATGCTCTACGTCTATTGTATAATTAACCAACTTATCGTTAACGCTTGTTTTTAATGTTAATGAATTTGTTACCACATCTATTGGGTGATATTCAGTTCCCATTTTCATCCATACTTGCTCTGAAAACATTAATTGTTTTATAGCTTCATTCATTCCTTCATCTATATAACCAGTATTTAAAGTCATTCTTTCTCTTCCTGTTTTTATTAATGTTTTATATTGATGTGCATATTTTGAATATGTACCTACAGTTGATAGATTATTGTTTTTATATTTTTTTACTTCTGTGCTTATTGTTTCTACGTGTTTTTTATCAAAGTATATGTCTTGTAATGCTCCATATCTATTTACAAATGTTACTTTTATGGGCATATATTTAGAGCAATCTGTTCTTTCAATTCTTATTGTTGTTGCTGGATCTCCTACTGCTACACTTGTTGTGCTACCTGTAAATGCATTATATACAATAGTCCCTGATGATAATACTGGTATAAATCCTCCAGTTCCTTGTGGAACATACATTATAGTGTTATCTTGCATTACACAAGAACCTGTTTCACAAAAGTTTTTCGTATCTGATACGTTATAGTAATCCCAATAACCATCAAATCCTACATGTGTAAAGTTTGCTTGTAATCCAACTTGTGATCCTGTAGCATTAACTCCATCATAAAAAGTAATTACTCCTGATATGTTTATTTTTTGAGCTTGGTAACTTCCTGCGAAAGTAATATCTAAATAATCTTTTGCAAGTTCAGCTATCTCAAATAATACTGTTTGTGTTGGTGTGTCTTTTATTATTGTATACCTTAATGTACCTTCAATAGATAATTCAAGCTTTGCAGATGATGCTCCAGCTTGTGTGTGATATTCATAATAAGGACTTCTCAATAATATATTTGCCATGTTCTATTGTTTAATTGTATATTCTAAAAATTCTTCTATATCTAATCCATAAGCTTTTGTAAGTTCTTCTGGAAGTCTTTTAAATCCTTTCTCAAAAGGTTTAGTAAAAAATAAGCTTGCTTTAATACCTTTATTCCATATACTTCTTGAAATTACATAAGCTGTAGATTCATAACTAGTAAATCTGCCTTTTGCATCTCTAAATTGAAATCTTCTTGCTTTAACCCAATTTCTAATTCCTCCAGATAACCCACCTTTTTTACCAGATCCTGTTCCAAATTTAAATGGACTTTTAGTAGATTCTGGATATGTACTTGTTACTCCTTTAACACCTTCATCTTGAAATTTACCATAATCTTCCATTATAAACTTTAAGCTAAAAGAATTAGGTCCTACATCTAATATACCTTTTAGAGAATTATAAAGAGCTTTAGATACATTTTTATTACCTCTAGTAAGATTTGCTCTTGACTGTGAAATAACATAATCTTTAAATGCTTCTAATGCTTTTCTTGTATTCTCCTTCTCTAACATATTGTCATATCATTTTGTATTTGTACGTCAAATGTTGCTACCCAGCCAGCTAGTTTGTTTTCAAATCTATCTACAAATGGCTCACAAGTTACATCTGCTTGAACTTGATATTTATCTGAATATAAATCACCTCTTTGTAAAAGCGATATTAATCTATCTAAAACTCCTAGTTGTGTGTTTAATACGTCTTGCTCATTATCATTACCTACAAACAAATCAGTTGTTGCTTCTTTGCTTATGTCTACTATATCCATACACATAACAGAAATATTAAATGTCAAGACTTTTGCATTAATAGTACATTGATTAACCATTACATGTGATAAAGGAAATATAGTTTGTTTGTTTAAATCTACATTATCAAAGCTTCCATATGAAACAGTATTTACAAATGGTTCTGCTTCTAGTGTTTCTTTTATCTTATTTGTTATATTATAGAATCCTGTCATATAGTTTTTTGTTTAATTAGTTTTCTTTCTGCTTCTGCTTTATCTTGCTCATATGCTAAATAGAATAATGATGTATGTATATTTAAGTCACTGACATATTCAATTTTGGTTGCATCTCCTCCAGCCAGTCTATATAACGAGTTATACCATCCCCACTTCCTAGCAAATCCTCCCTCTGCTGAATAGTTAATTTCATCAGTGCCTCCTTGTTCAAATATTTCAGGGTAGTTTTCAATAATTCGTTCTTTAAATTGTAAAAAAAAAGTATAGAACCCATAACAATATCTAAAGGCATTTGTTTATATTTTTCTGCTCCTTCACTTCCTTTATAGTCTTCTATAATGTATTTTTCTTTAAGTGTATCTTTAATTGGTCTATATAAAACTGCCATTGCTTTATGCATGTTGTTCCAGTCACTTAATGTGTTATCTAAATCAATATATTCTCCTAATGTTATTTTATCTAAATCTGGAATAAATCCATACCCAACTCCATTCATAGTAAAAGTAGGTACAAGTTTTACATCTTGATTAAATAAGTCATTAATCATTTTTGCTACCTTAACCACACTATTATATTCTACTTTAATAACGTTCTGTAAATTAAGATTACAGAATATCTCTATTGTTTTATGTAATAGAAAATTAGAGTTTTGATTCTGCTCTGTATTTATCTTATTGTAAGTTTGATATTGTTCTAAACTAATCTCTCTTAAAGATTCTGGTACTTGTATCTTAACTTTCATAATATTACAATAGTTTTTGTTGCTTTTTGTATAATAAAAAAAAGAGGACCATTTCTGATCCTCTCAAACATAACTAACTAACATGAAAAATATTACTAACCTATATTATCTCGTTTGGTATTTAATTGTCTTTGTATTGCTTCTTGTGCATTATTATATGCCCACTCATATACTTCTGCTATTTTATTTGTAAGTTCTGTTGTGTGTTGACTAAATACTTGTGTGCCTTTTTTTATTTGTCCTTTGTAATCTAATACAATTATCACATCTGGCTTTTTACCAGATCTAATTGGTTCACGATATACTCTTATATCGTTTTTAGTACACCATTTGAAAATCTTCATCTCCTTCTCGTATTGCTCGTTCGTTTTCAGTTCTAGCGATTTCTTCTTCAAGTTCTTCAATTACTTTTAATAGTTTTTTAGTTATTCTTATTGATGAGCCTTGCGATAAGTCTCCATGATGAAATAGTTCGTACTGAACTAAAACAAGTCTCTGTCTAGCTTCCTCTAATGACATAAAATAAAAAGTGTATTAACATTATCATCCAGAAAGTAAATTGAGGTAATCCCCATACAATGTACTTTATTATTATCTTCTGTAGTTCTATGTCTACAGACATATTGATTTCTTTTTTTGTTGCTTTCATTACGGTAAGTAATAAGTTAGTGTTCCTATAATTCCTAATATAATAAAAATTACTGTATAAGTAATAATTGTCCATTTAATAAATTCTAGTTTTTTCATTTCTTTGTTTCTAAAAAGGTGCTGCCCTTTCACTAGCCTCATTACTTGGGTTATCAGCACCTGTAATTTTATAAAGCTAAATTATATGTTTTCAACAAATAATCAACATTATATATTAATTTTAACATTTTTTTAACATTTACCAGATATGGTATTCTCCTTTATTAGGATCTTGAAGTTGTGAAGTTAATGCATACCTAGCTGCATCTATTGCGTGGTCTCCAGACATAGGATTAGGCTTTTGAAGTACATTGCCTTGTTTATCTTTCATCCAGATATATCCTTGAAGTTCTTTAATTAAGTTTTTACTTCTCTGGGTAACATATATATTATTTTGGTTTATAAGGTTTATTCCATAAACAATACTATCTCTTCCTTTTGTAACTGGGAATACTTGATGACCATAACTATTTAATTCTGCTATTGATTTAGGTTCAGCTGAATCTGCCCAAAGAGCTCCAAGTATATTATTGTTTTTTAAATATTGACTTATATGTGAGTTTAACATTCCTTTTCTATAGAGTACTTCATCAAATATATATGCGTCATCTAGTTTGTATAATGCTACTAATCCTGCTTCATCTATGCTGTATCCGAAATCCAACCCATGACATAATAACCTTGCATTAGGTGGAATTACTTCTATTTGTTTCCAATCTGGAATACAAGCTCCTTCTAATGTACCTATCTCACCTAATCCATATACTCTCCACCAATTTGCCCAATAAGAGCTTTTAGAAGCCTTTTCACGAGCTTTCTCTATTTCTTTGACTATACTATCAGGAAGTTGATTATTGTCCTTGTAAGTTAATGTAATGAAGTCAGAGTCTTCTGTATTTACTAATTCTTTGTCTACCCAAAATAAATTAGTTGGATTATAATCAAGCCAAATATTTTTAGAGGTACGTATTGATAATTGCTGATAAGCTTCAAAGGTTACATTGTTGCACTCATTAATAAATAAATCTGTTCTTCTAGAACCTCTTAACTTATCTGGTTGGTCTGTAGAAAAGAACTCTATATAACTTCCATTGCTAAATGTATACTTTAATGTTGTTCTATTGTACTTCTCTTCGTAATATCTATTTAATCCTTTAAGGATATTTAGAAAGTCTTTTAGAGCTCCTCTTCTTAAATGTGGGACTGATTCTGATACTACACTTATCTCGCTTCCTTCATTTCTTATTGCTTGATCTATTAGAATAGATAATATAGCTATAGTTTTTCCTGCTGATGATCCTCCTCTTACAATCTTAACTCTTTTGTTTAATTTAAGGAGTTTGTCAAACGCTATCGTTTTTTTTACACGCATTAGTCAATAAACAGGGGACTATCTTCGTTTATTGTAATATCTTTTGTTTCTCTTGGTTTACCAGCATAGTAATTATAAAACAGCTGAACATATTTAAAGTCTCCTGCTTCTACTCCAGCTTTTAAAGCTTGAAACGCAGCATCTTCTAATGGTCCTAACTTTTCTATTAAGTTAACCTCATCAGCTTTAGACTTTCTACCTGCTCCTTGTCTTTTTCCACCATGTGCCATAATTTGAAAAAATTTGATTAATCAATATAACAATAAAATAACTTATCATTTGTTAATTTACTTCAACTTGATTTATTTTAGAATACTTTTCTTTTCGAGCTTCATAATTTTTCAGATCGGAAGA